TTCGAATGGTTCTAAGTTATCGCTGAGTGAAGTTAGCGTTACAATTCTGGATCCAATGGTGTTGAATAGATTGCTAGACTGAATAAAGTAATCCTCATCTACAATCCAAGTTCCTGTAAGAACTTTAATTTTAACAACATTTTGTCGATTTGTTCCTTCTAATACTTCTGCTGTAGCAATTGGTGTGTTTACACCATCAGTTAGGCTTAATATAGCACCTTCAGTGTATGAACTGTTCTGATCTACTAAAACCGAGAATGTTTTAATGTCAGCAGAGAATGTTCCTGTATTATCAAAAGTTCCAACAACTTCCTTAAGAACAATTACATTATCACTTGCTACCGTTCCAACAATCTTACCAGATGCTCCAGAAGATGGTTGTCTTAGTGTATCATCAGCAAATAAGAATGCTGTTTGAATTGTTGTAAGTTTTACTACCTTTGTCTCTTTGCTTTGTAGATAATTGACAGACTTACCTTTAACAGAAGCAACATTTGCCTCTACTTCAGAACCTTCTGTTCCTTGGTTATCAAAATATACCTTGGAGTTTACCGAAAAATTGGAAGATGATCTAACAGCATCGATATTATCAATGGTTCCAGAAGAAACATCCGAAATCGTAGCAATGAGACCATCACCATTTCTGGAAATACCAGGAACATAATATCTTCTTGCATTTTTTGGAATATCATTCTGATTGATATCAGAATTGTAGTTACTATCTACTGGAAGAGAATAAAAGTTTGCACCTACAATATAAGGGAACTGTGGTGTTTGATTGCTATCAATGGTAAGAAAGTAAGCATAAGTTCCTTTTGGAAATTCTGGAGTAATACAGAATCGTCCATTATTTTCATCTAGAGATCCACTGCGATGAACATAGTTGTAATCATCGATAAAAGATCCAAGAGGATATCTATTGACAGAAGGACCATCAGAACGAGAATTTTTGATCGAATAACCAGAAGTCATTCTCACAATAGGAGACTGAACATCTAATGGGTTCTGGTGACCAAATGCTCCATAAATTGGATTGCCATCATAAGCAAAACCAATGATTGGGGAATGAACTTTAGTTGCTGGTTCTGTTCCAGCACTGTTTATATTGTCGTTTAAGGCAACACGCAGTGCCTTTGGATTAGCAACATAACCATATCCATATTCCAATGTATTGTTATAATTTTGGAAGATGTAACCATTCTCTGTATCGAGAGTATCTTTTAATTTTTCATATCTATTAAAGTTCCACTCTTTCAATAAAGGAATGCCTGTCGCGTCTTCGCCAACAGCAATAATATCAACGATTACTGTAGCTTGATTGTAGAAGTTACCCTCATCGATCTTTTCGAAGTCAGTAATTTTACCATCACCGTCAATAATTGCAGTGTAGTTAGCAAATCTTCCTCTGCCAGCATTATCTCTAATTCTTACTGTTGGAGGAGATGAGTAATATTCACCAGGATTATCAATGATCAAACTGGTCACTCTACCACCAGTTACAACAGCACGAACTTCTGCTCTTCTTCCAGAAGTGATTGTAATCTCTGGAGTTGTTGGGAAAATATCGTTAGTATCTACAATGATACTCTCAACAACTTGACCAGAAAGAATTGCTCTAGCTTTGTTTGGAACCTCATCAACTAGAACAAAGGGAGGTTTTGCATAACCTCTACCCTGAGTGTTAACTCTAATTTCCTCTAGTTTTCCAAAACGAACACTTTCGGTATCTCTGTAACTATAAGTGCGGACACCATTAAGAAGAATACCAGTATCTGCCTTTGGAGTTTGATATCTTTCTGTGGTTGCAGTTGCTCTCTTTCTGATCAGACGAAGAATTTTCTGATCCAAAACTGTATCATTTACAGTAGAACCATCTAAAATCTTGTGTGATGGGAAACTAGAAGAAGTAATATAGTAATACTGTTCGTCTTCATGAATAGAAGTAACATCCGTGGGAACTTCATTCAATGCCGTTGCGACAGATGGGAGAGTTGGAACAGTTACAGATGATCCAGTGCTTAGTAACCAACGAGTTTGGTTAGTTCCACCTCGAACAATCTTTGGATCTGCTGTTTCAAATCCAGGAGCAGAAACTTGAATTTTATCTCCAACACTAGAATATGGTTGTCCATCTTCTGGCAATAGATTATAAACAACACCAAGAACCAGTAGAGTTACTCCAGAACCAGAAATTGTTACTGGTTTGTATACAGGAGTTCCTGCAGCATGAGCAATTGCACCAGATGCTTGTCTAGTCTTAATAATAAATTGAGTTGCTGTTTTCTCTTCAAAAGTAATCGTCTCATTGCCAACAAGGAGAGATCCTGTCTTACTCCAACCTAAAGTAGAAAATACATCAATTCTATTTCCAGTGGTTGCAACACCACTTAGAGTTTTTTCTAGTTTAGTTTTGGTTGAGACAAAAAATTCACCATTTACAGTTTCTGGAGCAAGAACGAGGTTTACAATCTGCTCATTATCTCTTGTTCCATCTGAAGAAACATTATCTACCGTTGCAGAAGCATATCCATACTCAGATGTTTCGGTCTGAACTACTTGCTTACCAATTAAATCGTTAAGATTTCCAGAAACTAACTTACACTTAAGTGCATAAACATTAATCCAGTCTGCATTTGACGACTTGTATGTGTAATCCTTTGGTTTATAAACCTCTGGTTTATTATCAACATCATCTGCAATGATAGTGTTGAAAATAAATTTGATAGAACTGGATGTTCCTTTTGCCTTGTAGAACTTTTGAATGTTCTTAATTAAAGTTCTCTTGTCTACCTCTCCCTTTAGATACTTGTCTGGGAAAGATCCGAGATACTGCTTTTCAAAGTTTTTTACAAGCGCATACAAAAAGAGATTGCTTACATTGTATACTTTTTGTCCAGCATTGTGTGGTGCTGCTTCTGTGCTGGTAAAAGTGCTTGCTTCATACAGATCACCAAGAGAAGTGTTGCCACTAACACCTCTAGAACACTCTAGAAATTGTGTGTCTGTTCTAGATGCATAAAAGACAATCTCATTATCAATTCTAATGTAACCGTTTTTGGAAGGAAACGACCTGGCATCATCAACGGTGATAGTGATGTCACTATCGGTAATGGTTGCTGCAAGAGTATCGTTCTGCTTTAGAAGACCTTTCTCGTAATAATCGATATCAGCATATTTTTGGATATTACTGATAATATCCAAGGTGCCACCTTGCACTTCCTGAGCTTCATAATACTTCTCTACAAACTTACTAAACAGTTCATATTCTGAAGCAATGAATTCAGGAAGCTGCGTCTCGATCAGAGTTGAAATTCTCTTAGTCTTTACAGCAGGCATTTACTTACTCTTTGTATGCAGTGAATGAGGAATTAGCAACGTCAACGTCAAGATAAACCTCGCGGAGTGCCTTGATATCATTAGAAAGTGGTTTTACTCTAACAGAGATACGATTGTCGAAGAAACTACCTTTGATGATAGTTAAATTATACATTCGAAGTTCACCTTTGACATAATCAATATCGCCAACTTCGCTGTCAAGAACAACCTTTTCACCAGTTACGCTATCTAGTCTATATAGGACAATTTTGCCATCCCTATCTTCAAGATAGACATCAAAATTAGGATACTCAGTTACTCTAAATCCAGTCGTAGAGAGGACAGGATCATCACAGTCCTCATCAAAAGCGTTCTGGAAACAAATCTCATAATAGAAGGTTGAGTTGAGTTGTGGATAGAAATCCTTCCTCATTGTTACAGATGTTAAGTTCGAGTTGATGCTCTTATCTGCATCATCAATCACGCCAACAAATTTACTGTATCTAAACTTACCGTTGAACTTTTCAGTGTCCGAATTATCGATATAGTTTTGAACAGCACCGATAACAGTATCTCTGATTTGAGCTGGTGTTTGATCTGTAGTGTTTCTGTTGTAGTAGATCTTACTATTCATCTCAACATAGATGATAGATGGATCAACAATCACTGGTTGAACGGATGCTACAACATATTTCTCCAACTCCTCAACAATTTGCGATTTTGTTAGTGAAGTTAGGTAAGCAGCATCTCTTGGTTTCAATACAATGAATACTTTGCCATACTCTGGAGGGTCCTGATCTTCGCCTCCAAAGATGATAATGTCGCTGGTGGCAGGATATACCCTACGAACGATTGCATCGTAGTCCTGGGCGGTCACAGCACGGTCCTGAGTGCCATATGCCTTAGGAGCATTCTTCTTGATGCTTCTAGTGCTCTCTAGGTCTTCTCCACCAGCTGATGGAGTTACAGAATTGATAACAACAGAAACAGCATTTGGAGAAGTACCTGCTGGGTTTTCAAGAACTCCAGAGAAGACGAACGTCTTTACACCATTAGATGCTGATCCTGCTGTGGTCAGGTAGGAGACCTGAATACGAGAACCATTTTCAAGTTTTGCACCAAGAACACCATCACCAAAGATCAATTCATATCTTTCGTCTTCAACTTCTTCCAAGAAGTAAATCTTTGATGTGCTATCAACGCCAAGAATGTTCTCTGCTAGCAAATATGGTTCGTTAAAAGTTCCACCAGTGGGAAAAACTCTTACCTTAATGGTGTTCGTGTCAATATTTCTATTATCAAGGAGGAATTTTTGATTAGTTAGTGATGTATTTACCAAGAAGGTGCTAAGAATTCTAGTTCCTTCTCTTACTGGAACATCAGTGAATGTAGCAGTATTGTTAGAAACCTGACCTTTTACATCAACATCTGTAATGTATTGGTAAATGGTGTTGTCGTAATTTGCAATAAACCCGCTTCCTGCTCTTAAGATCAGTTCTGTATCGGTCGTTGGGTTTGCATAATTAACGGTAAATGACACATATGCCGTTGGCGAAGTGATACTCTTAGGTCTGTATCCTAATTGCTTCGCTAATGCTACTACGTTGTCCCTCAAGGTCGCTGAATCAATGAATAGTTCATTGACTACCATGTTGGTATTAAACGCCGTATAGTAGGTGTTATAGGCGAGTGTGTCGATCAGGGTCGATAATACTGATCCCTCAAAGTCATAGTCAGTAAAGTCTGACTGTGCTCTAAGATAATCTTTTAGAGCAGCTTTGATATCTTCAAAGTCTAAGTTGGCAACTTGAGTATAAGGCATTATCGTGTACGCTCTAAGAAGAAGTCTACAGTTACTGGTGTATCGTCTCTACCAACAATTGTATAGGTCATGTTTACCTGATACCCATTGTCCATGTAATTTGGAGTGCAATCGATTGCATCAACTCTAATTCTTGGTTCGTATCTTCGCAAAACTCTACCAACTTCTGATTTAACAAGACCAGAAGAAGCATAATCTAATGGTTCAAATAGAGTTTTACGAAGATCTGATCCAAGATCAGGTTGAAATGGTCTCTCGCCCTTCATAGTTTGAAGCAAGTTTGAGATAGATTGCATAATAGCTGCATTATCTTTCACTGAGATCAAATCATCAGTGACAGGATGCTTCTTAAATGTAACACTCAAATCTTTGAATGTCTGAAAGGTCGGCATTTAGACACAGCAGTAGGCTGTTTCTATTTATTCACTCGTGCCAACGCTCAACAAAATCGTCAAATCCACCCGCGCCTCCACAAGGGCGTTCTAGGCGGTTTTCTGGAAGTGGGTATAGTTCTTCCTTCATCTTGGATCTACGACGCTTTGCAGCGGCATCTAGAAGGCGATCACTGTCCGTTTCGGTAATGAGTGTCATACCTTCTTCAATAAATTCTTCACTTTTGTCTACTGGAAATAGTCCCATTGGTTTTCTCCGTTAGAAAGTTTGATTAGAACTTTTTACGGGGTTGCTATCCCTCTCGCTCGGCGTTTTCGGCGCT